CGCCGATCACGTCGGCTGGGACATCGCCGGCGAACGCACGAACGGACCTGGCGGCGCTACTGACGGCGATGACGGCGGCGAATATCAGCGTCGCGGGCGCTGTGCTGCTGATGTCGGAAGTAAACGCGCTGGCGCTCAGCTTTTCGGCGACGCCGCTAGGGGAACCAGCTTTTCCGAATATGACGCCGACGGGCGGCGCCATGATGGGCATTACCTGTTTTACGTCGCAGACGCTGGGCAGCAACGTGATCGCGCTGAATCCAGGATCGATTCTGATGGCGGATGACGGCGGGATCACGATCGATGTCTCGCGCGAAGCGTCGATTCAGATGGACAGCGCTCCGGACAATCCGGCGCTGGCGACAACGATCATGACATCGTTCTGGCAAAACAATCTGATCGGGCTGCGCGCGGAGCGATTCATCAACTGGAAAAACGTCAGAGCGGGCGCCGTGCAGCGGACTGTGCAAACGTACGTACCTGGCACGCTGTCGATGGCCGCCGCGACAGAAACGACGCCGACGATCTGATCCGATCGTGACGATCACGCTGACGATCAGCCGGACGAACAAAGCCGCGCCGCCCGCGAATCTGCAGCCTGTGAGCAGCAGGGGATCGGGCGGCTGGCTGACCGTTGTACGTGATCCCTATCCGGGCGCCTGGCAGCGGAACGACGAACTGTATCCGGAAAACGTCCTGTCGTACTTCGCGATCTTCGCCTGCGTGACGCTGATCGCGGGCGATATGGGGAAAGTCGGCTTGCGCCTGGTCCAGCAGACGTCCGACGGGATCTGGGTTCCCGCTGTCTCGCCGGCATTTTCGCCCGTGCTGCGGAAGCCGAACCGCTACCAGACCACGAATAAATTCGTGGAACAGTGGAACGTGTCCAAGCTGGTACACGGGAACACGTACGCGCTGAAGCAGCGCGACGCCAGGCGCATCGTCACGGCGCTGTACATCCTGAATCCGTTGCGCGTCAAACCACTGGTCGCGCCTGATGGCGGCGTCTATTACGAATTGAATCCGGACGATCTGTCTGAGCTGAAACAGGCGATCATCGTTCCCGCGTCGGAAATTATTCACGACACGATGATCGCGCTGTACCATCCGCTGTGCGGCGTGTCGCCCCTGTACGCGTGCGGCTTGCCGGCGCTGCAGGGACTGAAGATCGAACGCAATAGCGCCGCGTTTTTCGGGAACGGATCCCAGCCTGGCGGCGTCCTGACCGCGCCAGGCGCGATCAGCGATGACGCGGCGACGAAAGCGAAGACGGACTGGGAAGCCGCCTTCCAGGGGGACCACTTCGGCCGCGTCGCTGTCCTGGGGGACGGGCTGAAGTATGAACCGCTGGCGCTCTCAGCCGTCGACGCGCAACTGATCGAACAGCTGCGCTGGTCCGCCGAAGCCGTCTGCAGCTGCTACCACGTTCCGCCGTACATGATCGGCATCGGTCCCGCGCCCGCGTACGGAACCGTTGAACCCCTGGTGCAGCAGTACTACAGCCAGTGCTTACAGGTCCTGATGAACGGGATGGAAAAAGCGCTGGACGATGGCCTGGGCATCGCGACGCCGACGGCCGACGGGATCCAGTACGGTACCGAATTCGATATCGATGATCTGATCTGGATGGATACGCGCACGCGCGCCGACGCGGCGACGAAATCCAGCGGGACGCTGTCGCCGAACGAAGCGCGGCAGAAGTTTTTCGGGATGGGACCTGTCGATGGCGGCGAGTCGCCAATGGTTCAACAGCAGTACTACAGCCTGCAGGCGCTGGCGGAACGCGACGCGGAACAGCCGTTCAGCAAGCCGGCGGCCGCGACGCCGCCGCCGGCCGTTACGCGCGCCGCGCTTGATGCAGCGCTCAGAAAACGGATCGCGTGATGGACGCCGATGATCTGGCCGGCGTGATTGCCGATGCGATCGGGCGCGCGACGGCGCCGCTGGTCGCGCACGTGGCGGAACTGGAAGCCGTGATCCGCGAACGCACGGCGGCGCTGGATGCGCGGATCGCCGCTGTCGATGGCCTGGGGGACGCGTGCGGGCTGCTCCGCGAACGCGTCGCCGTGCTCGAGACACGCGCGCCTGTACCGGGACCAGCGGGCGCCGACGGGGCCGACGGCGTCGGCTTCGATGATGTCGCGGTCAGTAGCGACGGCGAACGAACGATCACGATCCGATTTACGAAAGGCGATCGCGTGCGTGTCTTTCCGATCCCAATCCCCGCGCTGATCTATCGCGGCGTCTGGAACGCGGGACAGTACCTGATCGGCGACGTCGTCACGTGGCAGGGATCGGCGTGGATCTGCCGGCAGGACACGTCCAGTCAGCCAGGGGACGGGGACAGCCGCTGGACGCTGGCCGTCAAACGGGGGAAGCCGTGATCGTCAGCGTCCAGTCGGCAATCGATCATCTGCGGCTGCCGATTGTCGCGGGCGCGGGCGGCGACATCGAACGCGATCTGATCGCGAAGACAACGGCAGCGGAAGGGATCGTCCTGGACTACTTGAAAGCGAACGCGGATCCCGCCTGGACGGACGAAGCCACGACGCCCGCGCTGATCGTCGCGGCGATTCTGCTGCAGCTGGGGGAACTGTGGCGCTTTCGCGGGGACGATCCGGGCGGCCAGGATAACGCGCAGACAGCGGGGGACCTGGCGCCAACCGTGACGAACATCCTGCGGCGCTATCGATATCCGGCGATCGCATGACCCCGATCCCGACGGGCCGGCGGGCGTTCGTGCGTGTCGTCGTAGAAGTACCGACGGGGATCAGCAGCGACGGGGAAGGCGGCTATACGGACGCCTGGACGGATTCGCCGCCAGCCTGGGACGTCGCGATCGACGTGACGGGCGGCGGGACGCAGGAACAGCGCAGCGGACAGACCGTGCTGACGCAGGCGACGCTGAACGTCACCGGGCCGTACCGATCGGACGTGACGACAGCGGCGCGGCTTCGCCGAAGCGATGGGAGACATCTGGCGATCGTCGGCGTCGTAGAGCCCGACGGACGCCCGTTTGAACTGCAGTGTGCGTGCATCGAAACGACGTGAATCGATGGGACTGACCTGGACGGGCCTGGCGGAATTTAAAGCGTTTCTGCTGACGTTGCCAGCGGATATCGCCGCCGACGCCGTCCCGATCGTGACGGACGCGGCGACGCTCGCGCACGGCGAAATCCTGAACAACTACGCGCGCCACGTCGCACGCACGGCGAAGCGCCGAAAGGCGGCCGCTCGAGCTCGCCGCGCGCGGGGACCGCTGCTGATCGGCGCGACACGTGAGACGTACGCCGCGCAGCCCGGACTACGGAAACGGACCGGACGCAAGCGCCAGTCGGGCGCGCTGGCGCGCGGGCTGAAACTGCAGATCTTCGACGGCGGGACGTTCGGCGCGCGTGCGGTCGTCGTGAACAAAGCCAAGCACGCGGCGCTGTTCGAGTACGGGACGCAGGCGCGGCATACCGACATCGGCGCCGATCGTGGATCGATGCCGCCAGGGAATTTTTTCATCGGGATCAGTGTGAAACATCGGCGCGCCATGTATGCGCGGATCGGCGCGCTGCTGGAACGCTACGGCTTCAGCGTGATGGGGACGCCGTGAGCAGCGACGCCATCGATCGCGCGCTGATCGCGGTCCTCGAGCTGGACGCGCCGCTGCAAGCGCTGCTACCGGACGGCGTTTGGTGGAACGAAGCGCCGCAGGGATCGCGCGCCTTCGTGATCGTGACGCTGCAGACGTCGACCGATGAACCGATGTTCACCGGCGAACGCGCCTGGGAAGATACGCAGTACATGATCAAAGCCGTTGAATTCGGGACGTCTGGGGTGAACGCGGTCGCGGCCGCCGCGCGGATCGATCAGCTGCTCGACAACGTCGACATTCCGATCGACGGCTATCTGACGATGCGTCTGCAGCGCGACGGGCGGATCCATCTATCGGAAGTGGATGACCTGGACACGGCGATCCGCTGGCAGCATCGCGGCGGCAATTATCGGATCGTCGCGTGCGCGGCCGATG